CTGAGTCCTTTGGGTCTTTGTCAACAAGCAAAGTAGAATCAGATGGTGTGGGCAGTGCGACTGAACGCTCTAAGGTGCCCAATGAAATCTTAACTTTGGCTGAGCTCAAAGAAGAAAACAGAATGATTGTTGAGGACTTAGAAAAGATTAAAAATATTCTTAGGCAAGAGTTAGGGTATAAAGATTTTAATTCACCATACACAAGATTTAATGAGGAGGAGTCATGAAGATATATGTAGTAAACACTAGCAAAGAATTTTTTTGGTTTTACGCAACCAAAAAGGAAGCCATGAAAAAAATAAAACAGTTGCAAAAAGAAGCAGACATAGAAAAAGCAAAGTATGAAGCATGGAAAGAATCAAGAGATTATGATATTGAAATAGTTGTTACTGGTAATACGAAAAAAGTTAAAGTGGGTAATTACGACCATATCGATATTCATACTTATGAATTTGAACCAAACAAAAAAGGTTTGATCCATGCTATGCAAGATGGTTTAGGTTTAGTAAGTTTTGATTCAGTAGGAGATACTAATGAGTGAATACTTTAGAACACTGGACTTATTGTTTCAGTCAAACTACCAAGTCATTAGTGCTGATGCACTTAAACGAATCATGCAATCTCGTATAAAACGATCTATGTTAGAGCTTAAAACTTACGATGGGAACATGGACACAGTGGATCATGTCATAGAGATGTGGAGGAACAAGGCTTTGTTTCATACCACTGTGGATGAAAAACAGAAAAAAATGTTGGTGTGTTTGTGAGCAAGCACCCAATCTTCATTGTGATCTCAACATTCATTACTGGTTGCAAAACCATTGATTCATTGCACAACTTCTATCGAATCAATAAGAAACCAATAGAGTTATTGCGATCTAGTGATGAGGGTCAGTATCAGGAGTTGATAGATTTATTTGGTAAACATAAGGAGACATTATGAAAAATATATTTGAAATTGCAAAACAAGTTAAAAAAGAAATGTTAGTGGTTGAATCGTTAAAAATAATTAATGAAGAATATAAAAAACAAGAAAAAAAGTTTATTGATGATTACAATAGTGTATGTCGCTACGCTTTTGTGCAGGCACATAAAGAAGATATACCTCAAGAAAAAGTGTTAGAAAGGTATGAGCCAAAATTCAACAAAGATTTTTTAGAATGGCAAGAAAAGTGGGAACCCTACAAGAGTTTAATTATCTAAAATGAGGTCCTGTAAACCAAACAACTAACACAAGGCGTTCACCTTTGGTGATCTTTTCTACTTTGTGTGGCACAAAAGAACTAAAAGCAACTACCTCACCAGTATCAGGTTTAACTGTCTTAGTTTCTTCACCTGTCCTAAAAGATAGCTCACCACCCTCGTAATCGTTGTTTAAAAGAATCGAAACACCTATCTTGCGATTGGCAGAGATACCTTCTGCTCCCATATCAATGTGCCAACCATAACCATTGGAAGGTGCTGTGTACTTCATGACCTGAGCTTTCTCGATACCATCAATCTTATATTTGAAATGTTCGTTTATCTTGAGTGCAACTGATTGTAAGATTTTATAGAGTTCTTCTTCCTCAGCCTCAATGTAATAGACATCGACATCACGATACTCTTTGTTAGAAACTTTCTTTTTGCTTTGGAAGACTTTACCTTTCTTGGGCTTAACCTTCTTGGTGATTGCTAGAAACTTCTCAACATCTGCTTGGGTAAGCGAAAAGCCACCATGTAAACCATGTTTAGGTGTGGATAGATCAGACATTGTTACTTACGAAATCTTCTGACTTTCTTTGCAATCTTCTTGGGTTGTTTGACAAATTGTTTGCCTGCTTTGTTGCCTTTGGCTTTGGCACGATTGGTAGAAGCCTTTTCTGCTTTGGTCAGTGACTTCCATGCTTTGTCAGGTAAGTATCGTTTTTTGCCTTTACTGGGCTTGCCATCAGAGGTACGCCATTTTTGTGCACCCCATTTCTTTAACGATCTTTGTGATTTTTTTAATGCCATTATCTTTTAGCTTTTGTCTTAGCTCGTTTAGATAAATCTTTAAAATGAAATAACTTCACGCTAGTTTTTGTGTGTGACTTGTTGGTATGCAAAGAACCATCAGGCATTTTGTGAGTGTTACCTGTAAACAAAGTGCCATCTCTTTTGTAATGTTTTACACCTTTAGCCATTATTTGTAGCCACCACCCTTAGCTTTGTATTGTTTGGCAAGCATCTGAGCTTTACGAGCACTCCACTGACCGGGCTTGCCTCCTTTACCACCTGCTTTGATCCTACTAAACAGATTCTTACGCATGGTAGGTTTGGTATAGTTACCTGCCTTGTTGACTGTGGATTTGCTTTTAGCACTACCACCTCCATTAAGTTTGATGGTTTGTAGGGTTTTAGCTTGTTTTGCGTGTGACTTACTAGCCTTCTTCAAACCTTTTACAACCTTCTTGAGTTTAGCTTTGTTCTTACCACCTTTGGTTACTTGTTGTTTCATTTGTGACCTCGATATTACCATTTTACTTTGTTAGCCCAATAAGCCGCTGACATTTTGCCTTTAGCAATGTTCTTGCCATGCCTAGCTTTAAAACTTTTCCTCCTAGCTTTTTGTCTAGCTGACTCACCTTTTTTGGGTGCTCCTGCTGTTTTAACACCCTGTTGACCAAAACGAATGGTTTTAACTTTGTCACCTGACTTAGCTACCACCACATGTGATTTAGTTTTATGACTAGGAGTTCGTTTAGGTTTATTAAAGCCACTAACGCCTGCTCTAGCTAATCTTGGGTCTTTTTTACTTGCCATCTAAATCCTCTTGCATTAATGATGCCACTCCTACAGGAGCTAGTGCAAACATTTCTTTTGGAAATTTTTGTCTTGCATTAACTTTACCATCAAATTTTTCATAGTCTTTCGCAGTTTGTTTGACTACTGTTAAACCACGATTCTTTAAAATATCAATGACCTCTTTGCTTGTGTTGGGTGGTACTATCGCACCTGCAAAGTCATCAAAGGCTACAGCCCTAGTAGGTTTAGCTTCAAAATATTCAACTGGTCGCATGGCGTTGAGTCTAAGAGACATAGCTATGTCTTTAATAGGTTGTGCTGCTTTTGATGGTGGTAGTACACCGATTAATGCCTCTTTAACTAAAAATTCTATGTCTGTTTCTCCTGCTTTTAAAGATTCTCCGATGCTCTCCATGACAACATCTGCACTGTCGCCTGCATAGTCACTCGCATCTTCAAGAATGTAAGTAATATCTTCAGATAATTGATTCACTGGAGGATCATTTTTCGTAATCATTTCTCTTCTGTTTTTAATATCAGCTAGGCTTTCAAAGCGTTCTGACATAAGTGCTCTTATTCTATTAGCACCAAAAGAATCTAGTCCTGCCTCACCACCTCTTTGTGTGTCAGCAACCATATGAGAAACTACATTGTCTAATGTATAGGGCATTGTTTGAGTGCTCCCATCAAAATCATCTATGTATTCAAAAATGCCTTCTTGATCGAGATATTTATTTTTTTGTTCTTTAACCCATTTGTTATATTTTGTTTGAGGAAATGGTTTGGTTCTATCTGTGGCATCGAGATGATTTCTTCCTATGTCATCAAAAAATTTAGTCTTTGCTAAATCGGTGTCAAAAAATCTATCAAATTCATCATTGCGATTTGCAAGGTTAAAAGAAGAACCTTTTTTTGAATTCTTTAAAGTGTCTAGTGCATTGTTGTAAACATTTTTTACATCTCTATCAAATGCAGTTTGATTTACAGCCTTGCCCATTTTTGTTTTAAAATAATCTTTTTCAAGTTTTTTAATAAAGTTTGTATAATCTTCTACAAACTGTTTATCAGCATCTTGTTTAGCAAATCTAATCATTTGTGGTGCTCTTGGTGTGTAGGCATCTGCTGAGTAAACTTTGTTGCTTGGGTCAACAGCAGGGTCAAATTTTTCAGGTTTGCCAACAAGTTGTATGTCACCAAAACCATGTACAGGTTGGTTTGCTTTGGTAACAGCTAAACTAGGTGATGGTATGCCACCAAGTGCATCAAATCTTTTTATTTTTTCTTCAGAGGTATTGTGTAAAAACATCATATCTTTAGGTTCAGCATCTAAAACTTTTGTTTCACTAGGATTTTTTGTTTTAGGTATAGTATTGCTATCATAGTATTCGATGTCGTCAAAGAGTTTTACCTCATTGCCATCTGCATCTGTGATAATTCTAAAGTCATTAGGATTATCAAGTTTCACTAAAACATCGTTATCAACAATAGATGCTTTACCATTTTTGATGGCTTTAACGCCATAACCTTGTGAGTCTACAAAAACATTTTGTTTCATGGGATTAAAACCAAGGGTTATATCAGGATCAAAGATGTCTAATTCATCGTAGATACCACGCACAGAAGCCATTGGAAATTTAGGTTTAGTCTTACTCGCAATAGAATCTCTAGCTTTTTGATTTACTTTGAGCTCAATAGGTACGCCATTGGACTTAACTGTAACAGCAGGGTCATAACTTAGTGCTGTACCAGTGCCAATGTTTGATTCAGAGTCGCTGATCTTGCCACTCTTCAAGGTTTTAACATCATGAATCGTTTGGGCTTTAAAGTTTCCTAACTCAGGATCATCAAAAGAACTGTTAAGGTTTTTACGAACATCAACAATCTTGCCTTGTTCTATGTTGGTAGGGGTAACCATTTTTTGTGTGGCTTGCTGTGTTCCTGCTGAGGCTTTACCTTGTTTGATTAAGTCTTGAGCTCTTTGTACTTTGAAAAGTGATGCTATGCCTCGACTAGCACCACTGACAACTTTCATGGGTGTGCCTGCTACTGCTCCTAATACAGGACCTACCAGTGGTGTAGCATACAAAGCATCTCCCAACATGCCTAAACCTTGCATACTGGCATCAAAGTAATTGCCTTCTCTTAGGTTGGTAGCCAAAGAAGGCATGGGATCACCTGAAAAGGCATCTATCAGATCAACCTCACTAGAGGGAAAGCTAGGATAATTACCACTGACATCAGGAATACTAGAACCGGGAGCCATAAAAGATGCTATGTAAGCAGATTGGGCAGGAGTAGGTGCAATTGCATCTGCAACTTCTTGGCGTTGATCTTGTTGCAACTGTTTAATTTGCAAGTAACGATCAAATATGTCTATGTCTTTAAGTGCCATCTAGTTGTTCATAAATTTTCCAATTTAACTTTAACACATCTAACCACTCTTCCAAGGGTAAGACTGCAATCTTTTGATTGTCCTTCTCCCACTCAGGATTGATGGCATGTAAAGGAACGCACACACGAATAGGCACACGATTGAATTTGTAGATGAGCACAGGTATATCGTCTTTGGCTGAATCGCACACCTGTCGCCACCATTCTGCTTTGAGCCAAGTGCCTTCCTTGTAAGCCTTGCACTCGACAGCATGGAATGGGATGGGCACATCACATTGACCTGCCTCTTGGTATTGATCTAAGTTTCGTTTGCAAGTGTAGTTCAGATCGTTGTCTGCAAAAAAATCATTCAGAATCTTCACTACCTGTCGCTCAAACGATGCTCCCTTTGTTCGTGAGTTCACCATCATAAGAGTATAAAGGCATGTGTAATTTTTTGCAAAAAGTCAAATTTATTGGATTGGGTCATGTGTACAAATTTGCACAAATGTATAAACTATGTTATAATGCACTTGGGTCAAGGTTTTATAAGAATATGAAATCGCCCAATTTTCATAAGGGAAAGCATATGAAAATAATTAAAAACACTTCTAGTTTTGATACTGGAAAGTTGAGATCGTTGTTTAGTTTTATACATAACCAAATAGCGAAGGATGAGGGGAAGCTCTCGTATTGGAAAAACTTGAATATACAGATATGGCACAAGTCATATGGTTATTCAGGTCACGCTTACTTAGGTAAGTATTATGGCAATGGTCATGACATGCACTTGTCGATGGCTGATGATATGAGTCTGTATAGTATGAGCCAACTGTTTGCTCACGAACTGATGCACAGTTATGGTTATGAACACCATCAGTTTCCAAGGCATCCATTGAGCGAAAAGCAAATGGCTGAGATCGAAGCAAACTTCGATGTTGGTGAGATGGTGAAGGTAGCCAAGGTGAAGAAGCGAATCAACAAAGTGGCTCAAAGGTATGAGCGAATGTTGAAACGACAAAAGGCTTGGAGCAAGAAACTCAAACTTGCAAATACCAATCTCGCCAAAGTCGAGAAAGAGATTCGACAGTATGAGCGAGTTCACTCTGAGGAGAAACGAACCACCAAGTATCTTGATCCACTTCCAGTTAGGGAGCCCAAGGAAAAGATTGATTGGGAGGGCAAGGTGTTGGAGTGGGCAAAAGAGAATGATGAGTTTGTCCTTGATGAAAGATGGTGGGATGGTTGTTGTTGGACTTCAGATAGGTGGGTTGGTATTGATGGTAACCCACCTAGTGATTATGACCAGTTGGCTAGGAACAAGACTTGGCAACAGTGGTGGTATTTAATTCAAGAAGGCTTGGAGTTAAAGAAGCAAGGCAAGTTGGATGACTGGTCAATGAACTACTGATCCTGAACCAAAGAAAAGACCCTCTGCAATGGAGGGTTTTTTTTGTGCAAAATTTTGCACAAATTTTTTTGCAAAATTTTTTTTGATATTTTTTTTCGTTGAATTTTTTTGGTGATTCAGTGTACCTAACTTAGCTATAACTGTAAGCCTGCGAGCCGATCTGCATTTGGGGGTGTATGGGTCAATCGTTTTCTTGATCCTAGGTAAATGCCCATTCTAATAGGGTTCCTTTGAATCGCTTGACTCAGGCTGTGACACCTATGCACACAGATGTGCAAATGATTACACAAAAGAATACATATGAATACAGGCGTAAGTCATTGATCTAAGGTGCTTTTTTGGAAAAAAGAGTTTTTTTCAGATATTTAAGAAAGAAACAAAGAGGTCGCCAATACTTAGTTATTCTTCTATAAGTCCTTTGGTGAATAAGTATCGCTGTCGCCTCCTAAGAGCTTGGCTAGGCGTTTCTTTATATCATCCCTAGACATGCTATCAATGTTGGCATTGATGTTCAGGTTTTGAGTCTTGTGAACCGACAGACCTGCCAGTTGATTTAGCTCCTTGATAGCAGACACAGCGGCATTAAGTTGACCTGATTCAAACGCTTCTTCAGTGATCTTCCACAACATCGTGCCAGTCTTTTGTGGTGTGATCGCATATTTCTCAGCTAATTCATCCTGTCTTATTCTTATAGCTTTAGTAACATGTGGTTGATCTTTACCATTGAGCATCTTATTAGCGGCTACTGCAGGAAACTCATACCCTGCTCGCCTCGCCGCTTCTGTTTGTGAACAAGAACCCTCAGTGTAATGCCACACAAATGCGTTCTGCATTTCAGTCAAACCTAACTCAGTGTCCTTCTCAAATTGCTTTGGAGTTTCACTGATTGGTTTCTTGTCCTTCTTTGGTCTACCCATTTAATATATCTTCTTCACCTCGTAGTTAAAATCTTCCACGCTACTAAACTCATAAGACTGACCATTAATATCTGTACCTGATAGATACTTGTTGTTGATCTTCTTAATCTTCTTGAGTGAAACCATAATATGAGAACGCCCATTGGGAAACTTCTTGTCATCGTGTAAGTATATCGTGACATCGTATTGTTCTTTAGTAATTCTATTGAACCACTGAGTTAAGCTAGTAACCATTGACATTACTTTATTCCCTCAAAGATTACTTCATCTTTCTTTCTACGATCTTCAAAGACTTTGATCTGTCTGCCACCAGTCAATGTGTGAACCCAATGATCGTCACCAATCTTGTGAGATAAACCAAGCACTTTGGATTGCTCTTGTTCTTCTGCTATCTCTTGCCTTCGTCTTTCTACTATTTCTTTATTCTCAGTCATTCTATCTACTCCTTGGCTCACGCCATATTAAAATCTATCAGTGTACAGTGCACAGTGTATAGCTACCTCCATTACCCCTGACATATACCTCGTATAAACGCTACTTTATGCTGTTATGTACTATATATATTTATTCTCTTATAAAGTATATACCTAACACTACCTATAGGCTCTAGCCCTTATTCTATATAGGTTTCTTCACAGGGTGGCATTTCCTTTACTATACCCTGTTTGCCACACTATACCCTTAACCATTATCGTTTTATACATAAAAGTATAAATCATTATACATCATCACTTTCATCACTATACCCTTTTTTTGCATCGTTCTTTAAAAAAAAGAGTCGCACACAATACTTCCTGAGCAATGCCAGTGATGTGAAAACCACTGTCTGTGTTAGGGCAGTTGCACCCACACTGAACTCCATGTTTGTCGTAAAGGTCAGGACAGTAAACGCTATTGGAAAGGATATGATTAGTCCAATCCCTACATCTACGATGCTCTCCTTTGCAACTTTACTGTTTATCATTAGTGCAACGCCTCTGAGTCTTCGCCTTCCTCATCTTTGATAGCACTGGCGATAGGTGTGGTGACGATCACTTGGGCATCACAGTCAGGACAGTGCAAATTAGTTTCTAACATAAACTGACCATCCTCATCTACGATGTTATTGTCTCCACCCCATATGAGGTCATGATTGCAATGCCAACATTTCATGTTTGTCTCCATGTATTCCTACCTGTCACCATGAACCCCATAAAATTAAAACTCTGCCACA